GGCAGACAGAAAGCGCAGACTGAGTAAACTCCCTATTGAATACCGTATACAGTCCGTTAAATTGTCAGAGTCTGACATGTCTGCTGAAGATGAACGGTCTATGGCGATGATCAAGGCTGTCATGGGAAAATCTGAGGGAGATAAAAAATAATATGAAATAAAGAGGTATATATTATGCAAGCAATGGATCTTAATGCCCAACGCCTTATCGCTCGTTGGTCTCCAAAAATCAATCTAGTAGAAAAAGCTAGAGGTGGAGCACTTAGTTTTGAAAAACGTGCTGCCTTGGCAATAGCACTAGAAAACACTACCCAAAAGATCAGAGCAATGGAAGCTACCAACCCTGGATCAATTGGACAATACAAACGCTTCGCAGTAGATATCATCTTAGCGACTCAACAAGGTTAGGAAGGGGCGCGTAAAACCACGTGAATTGCTGGAACACCCTTAAGCTTCAAATACCAAAGAGTAACAATTTTGAAGATGTACTTAAAAAGTATAGATGGGCAATCAGCAGCTAAGCCACAAAATGTGGAAAGTTCAACGACTATCGAAAGTATAATTATAGAGAAATTCTGTAGTGAATAAACGAGTAGAGTACAGTATTGTATACTGGAAGCACGTGGATAATATGATTTGGTAACAGAATCATTATTATATGATATAGTCTAATCACATATGAAAGTACGTGAAATTATGGAAGAAAATATTAAATATGTAGTATGTAAGGTTTGTGGGAAAAGGGGAAGAGTTCTCACCAATCATATTGCTATAAAGCACAACATGACAAAAAAAGAGTATGAAGATAAGTATAAATCTCCTGCCGTGTGTTATGAAAGAACATTAATCCAAGTAGAGAAAAACAAAGAACTGAATTCTAAGCTGTCAACTGATCCACATTACGTAGAACTTATGAAAAAGGTAAGGCACGAAAACGGTAAGCTACCTCAAGTAATAGAAGCACTACAGAGTGGGCACAGAACATACTTTAAATCAGACAGAGGAAAAGCTAAAAATTCTGAGATAATGAAAGCTAGCAAAAAGAATCCTGAGTTTGAGAAAAAGAGGTTAGATGGTATAAAAAATAGCGAGTTTTGTCGTACATCGCACTCTGAAAATATGAGCAAGCTGTGTAAGGAAAGATGGAAGAATGCTGAGTGGAAATCTAAACACTTAAAAAAGATGTTTGATGGCTCAAGAAAGCAGTACACAGATGTTAATGGTAATACTGTATATTTCAGATCAAGCTATGAACTAAAAATACATAACTATCTAACAGAAAGCAGTATAGAGTATGAGTACGAAAGCATTCATATAAAGTATATATCTACAGATGAAAAAGAACACACATACACACCAGATTTTTATCTTCCAAAATATAATACAATATTAGAAGCTAAGCCACAAAAGTTTGTAAGTAATAAAGTAAATCAAATAAAGAAAAGTGTATCAATCCAGTGTGGCTATAAGTTTTATTTTGTAACAGAGAATCAATTGTCATGTTTAAACAGTTTCTTCCATAGTGGAATTTTAAATGGTTCCGAACCTAATTGCTTCTGACATTTTTGCTGTACAGGCAATGCAGAACAGAGTCGGTAAACTACATGCCGCATAATACAGAAATGTATTATGAAAACTTAGTGAAATCAGGGGAAACCCTAAGAGGTTTAATAGTTACTTTTAGGACAATCCTGAGTGTTTGGTTGATAGCAGGACAGCGGGTAGCTACCGTTTCCAATTACTCACGATAATTGGATTACTGCTTTCATATAAAATCTTCGTGAGGGGTTTTAGTATGTATGGATATATTTATGTAACAACTAATAGCGTTAATGGCAAGAAGTATATTGGTCAGAAAAAGTCTGATATATTCTTAGGCAGTAAATATTTAGGTTCAGGGTATTTGCTTATTAAAGCAATATCTAAATACGGGCGTGATAATTTTAATGTCGAATTGCTAGAACGTGTAGATGGTTGTAAAAAAGATTTAGACAATAGGGAAAAGTTTTGGATAGCTGAGTATCATGCCGATAAGTCAGAAGAATTTTATAACATTCAAAGTGGTGGTCAAGGTGGGGATCAATTAAAACACCTACCAGAAGATCGTATAAAACAGATTAGAAAAGATCACTCAGAGTTTATGAAGTCTTTTAAAATGTCTGACGAAGCTAAAGAAAGATTGAGCAAAGTTAGAAGAGGCATGAAAAGAAGTGAACAAACAAAACAGAACATATCAAAATCGTTAATCGGTAAAACCAAAAAGATGCCTAAGAGTTTAGGCAAAAAGATATCTGCTAGGAATACAGGCAGAAAATGGGTATCAAATGGAACTGATGATAAGTTTATAGATTCTAAGCAGTGTGCAGAATATATAAACAACGGGTGGGTATATGGAAGGTCTAAATCAAAACATAGAAATCGTAAAACTAAACATGCAACGACTATCGAAAGTATAACTACAGAGAAATCCTGTAGCGAATAAACGAGTAGAGTAGGGAGTAGAACTCCCGAAGTGCTAAGGTTCTTAATATTGGTAATAGATATTAAGAATATGATATAGTCTGAACACTATAGTAATATAGTGAGACATAACGGAATCGGTTATGTCGTAACATAAATTGATGGTAAACTATCTTGATTATACATACTCACGTGATAAGGGTACTACTGCAGAAGGTAAAACATTTAGTTCTTCTATCAACATGGGTCCGTCAGATAAGTTCTATGCATCTGATCTGGTACAGGATGAAGTTATTGCAGCATCTGGTGCAGAAGCTGTTTCTGTCACACTTCCGTGGTGGCCAGTCAGACTGTCTACAGTAACCTTGGCGTGTGGTTCAGACACAGCTGTTGTAACTAATACAACAACAGGTGCTATTGGTGGTACTGGTGTATTTGCAGCAGCATCAGGATTTGCTGGTACAGTTCTTCCAAGTGGTGTTCTAGCAATTACAGCGTTTGCAAGCAGTGCCGCAATTGCTGCTGACCTGACTATTACATATCGTTATGATAATGAAAGTGTAAGAAACGATGGTCCTACAGCGGCAGGATTCACTAACGTACCAGGTGTAAACCTACAAGTTAAGTCTATTCCTGTTACAGCGACTGCACGTACAATGAATGCATTCTGGGCATTTGACGCTGCGTTAGTTTTAAGCGCAGCATAAAAACTCCTTGAATTGCTGGAAACTCCTAAAGCTTCAAATACCAAAGAGTAACAATTTTGAAGATGTACTTAAAAAGTACAATGGACAATCAGCAGCTAAGCTATCGTAAAAGATAGAAAGTTCAACGACTATCGAAAGGGTATCATGTATAGAGATATACTTGAAAGAACTGAGTAGAGTAGGAGACAAAATCTCCGAAGCTGGGAGATAAGACTAAATGACTGAAAAAATAAGCTGTCCAATATGTGGAAAGATGTGTCAGATTTTATCAGCACATATGTCTAGAACACATAAATGGGACAAAGAACAAATATCTAAACTTCCGCAAAAAATCACAAAAGCAGCTTCTCTTACTAAATCTATTAGAGCATCTGAGGGATGGAAAAGCCCCAGTAGAGATAGTCGAGTATCAAAGATATCAAACAGTGCAAAAAATAGATTTAAAAATACAGATGTTATACAAGAATTGGCAAAAGCTAGAAGAAACAGTAAGACTTGTTATAGTTCTGAAAGATCTGCTGAGATGGCTAGAATGTATAAAGAAAAGTTTCAAAGCCAAGAAGACTATAGCAGAGCAATGTTAGAAAAGGGTCAGAGATCATCTAGGTACTATACTAGGAAAGATTACGAGTATAACGGTATTAAATACCGCAGTAAGTGGGAAATAGAATGCGCTAAACATCTAGATACATATAACATAAAATATGTATATGAAAGGTTAGCTATACCATATGAATACAACAGCGAAACTCATATGTATTTTCCAGACTTTTATCTTCCTGAATATAACATGTTACTCGAAGTCAAGCCAAAGGAAAAAATATCAGAAGTATCGGAAATAAAAAGAGTAGCTACAGAGAAGTTAGGCTATAAGTTTAGATACGTAGTTAGAGAAGATTTAGACAATTTCAGAGATTTAGTGTTATGTGATATAGTCTAATCTTTATAGAAATATAAAGTAGAAATGATGAACTGCAAAAAGAGTACGGACAGAACATTGAACAGCTTCTGGCAACAGTTGTCGCTGGTGAGCTGAACCACGAAATCGACAGAGAACTGGTAGAAGACCTGTTAGACTTTGCAAATGCAGGAGATCTAGCACCATGGTCTGCAACAGTTCCGATGGGAATTTCACTGGTTGACCACTATGATTCATTTACTGCTAGACTGATTGAAGGTTCTAACAAAATCTTGAACGCAACTAGAAAAGTACGTGCAAACTTCATGGTGTGCGGTATCGGTGTTGCAAACGTAATTGAGCTGATGCGCAACTTCGAGGGATCAGGAATTGCCAACGTAGTTGGACCACACTTCCTAGGAACACTGAATAAGAACATTCGTGTCTATGTCGCTCCTGACTATCCTGCAAATGAATATATCCTTGGTTACAAGGGTAGCTCAATGCTTGATGCTGGTGCGTTCTACTGTCCGTATAAACAAGAGGAAAGCTTGGCAGCTTAACTCTTAGGCATGTACTACTACACAGTGATGTGTAAGTAACAATAACATCTGTGAACTCAGGGAAAGCCCTTAGAGCTTTAATTACTAAATATGTACAGCAATGTGCATATGGCTGAACTAACCATTCGGGTACAGTAACAAGATTAAAGATTGGGTAATCCTGATCCAAACTTCCTAAGTAGGAAGAAGGAGCAACGACTATTAGTAGAGCCAAATGGTACGGTTGTATGTGGACTACGTAATTCCGTTTAAATCGAAGTGCAGATGGTCTTTAAAGACAATGATTCGTATTGTAATGAAATATGATAAGTCAATAAAGATTATGATATAGTCTTCTCACTCCAGCACCTTAGCTGGTATAGCCGAAAGGCAGTGAAAACTATTTGACAAGTTATGAACCTTTAAAATATTTAATAGGCTGTCAGTAAAATGTACTAATATGTTGATGGATTTTTGACCTTTACTATTAGAGGGGTATGTAAGTACTTCTCAAATACAGTTTGAGGAAGAATCAAGAATGTATAAGTGCAAGATATGTGGACTTGAGTGTAAAACACAAAGAGGATTAGCAACACACTTCAGAACTCACAAGATGACTAAAGACGAATACTTAGAAAAATATGGAGAGTATAGAGATACATACACTGAAAAGAGTGGTTTAATCAATTGCCCGATCTGCGGTAAGACTGGTTTCAGTAATTTACTCTCTCATGTAACAAGAGTTCATCAGATGACTAAAGAGGAGTTCCAAGATAAATACCCCAACACAATATGTTTTACAGAGAGTTACCACAAACAGTGTTCTGACGCATGTAAGAAGTCACTTGAATCGCAACTTGCTAATCCAGAAAAGTGGAGTGAGTCAAGAAAGAAAGCACAACGTACTCGGATGAGGAACAATCCACGCATGGTAGAAATCTACACAAAAGCTGCTCATAGAGGGCAATCTGATAGATTAAAGAAAATGTGGAAGAATCCTGAGTACAAAAAGATGATGTCTGACAAGTGCAAAGAACAACACAAAAACGGGCTGACAGAAAAAATAATGGGTTCAACAGTTTCATCAGCAAATCGTAGAAACTATAAATTTACTACATATTATGGTGAAGAAATAATGTTGAGATCAAGCTGGGAAATGAAACTGGTTTTATACTTTAAGAACACAGTATAAAATATAGATACGAACCATTTACTATTAAATATTATGACTCACAGAAGAAAAAGTATAGAGTGTATTATCCAGACTTTTATATTGAATCTGATAATCTAATAATAGAAGTAAAACCAAAATATCAGATAAACAATATAAATGTTCTAGACAAAAAGAACGAATGCACGAAACGTGGATATAAATACGAGTTCTATACAGAAGATGAGTTAAAGAAAATAGGAATTAATTTGAATGAATAGTTTGGTAAATTTCGGATGCCGATTGCTTCAACAGATCTTATCATGGATGCAAACTTCCGTGGACAAAGAGGTTGGGCAACCCTATATGGTAAGGTATTACTTAACTCAAAAATGTACATAAAGGGGATTATTACAGCATAATGCTTGAAATTCTCAAAAAAGAAGACTATGTTATTTGCCCAATATGTGGAAAGAAACTGTCCTATATAAACAATTTTCACTTAAGATGTCATGGATACGGAACAGAAAGTGAATTTCTAAAAGACTATCCAGATACAAAACTTACATCTGATACATGTAAATCTAAGAAAACTGCACACATAATGTCATTGAATGCCAACTCAGAATTGCAAGCAACTAAGGCAAGGAATGGTTGGAGTGATGAAAGAAGAAAAGAAAAATCAGACCAGATGAAACAAGTATCATACGAACTTCATAATAGTGATAAATACAAAGCTACAAGGGCAGTAATTTATAAGAATAGATATGGCAACCCTAAAAAGTTTCGAAAAAATGATGGATCGGTAATAGGATGTAGAAGCAAACTAGAGTGGGATATCGCACTGTTCTTATCACAAAATAATATAGAATTTGAATATGAGACTTTACAAATTAAGTATGTAAGCCCAAAAGACGGAAGAGTACATCAATATATACCAGACTACTATCTTAAGACATATAACCTTATTATAGAAGGAAAGTATTCAAATGAAAAAGACCTTCCTACAGTAATATCCAAGAAAGATGCCGCAGAGAAGTGTGGATACAAATTTATTTTTGTAGATGAAATCTTAATTGGAAACAGAGATGAGTTAATATCCCTTATCGAATCGCCCTAAGTATTGAGTAATCAGTACTGATCACCTCTTAAAACAAGACTCATTTAATTGCAGGTAGTACCTAAAGCCTTACACCACAATAAATAAGAAACTATTTATGATGGTACGAAAGTAGAAACAACGTAAGGATGGATATATGGTTAAATCCTAACTATCCCAAACAATGGTTGTTCTTGCAGCTAATCTTCTAAATTTTATAAAATATGAAGAGAGTTCAACGACTAGCCGAAAGGCGTACATTGCAAGCTTATGGCAATGGAAAAGGTGAGCACCAGATATACTGGTTGAAGAAATAGTCTGCTCTGTACAGAAATGTGCAGGATGTAAAAACATCTCACATAATTTGCGGTTATGTGAAAACATTACGCGACAATGTATGGTAAAGTATTGCTGAATAGCAAGATGTATATTAAGGGTGTAATTACTCCGTAACATTAGCTAAAAGGCGAAATGCAAGTACTAACAGGTGGTGTGCCTAGAGAGATTACTAATGCGCTTTGCTTTCTCGAAGTAAGTACGCTGAGCACAAAATATATCATTAAGGAGAAACACGTATGAATTACAATTTTCTTGTACCTAAGACAATAGTTCTTAAAAACACTTTGTCAGCAACTGCTGCTGACCTAGTGATTGATGATGCTGGTTCTAGAACAGGTCCTTTCCAAGTACCGTATGGAACAACTGCATACCGCAGTGCTAACATCATTATCCAGTTCTACAAAGAAAAGACAATACAGTTATTGGCAGCAGGAGACACAATGAAGATCACAGTGTTCAGTTCAGATGAACTTGCATACTATGAATCACTTGCTGCCTACATTCCAGGTCTTGCCCTGTATCTGGTTGAAGTATCTGCTTCAACTCTGACACTTCTGGCTGAAGCTGTGGTTAAAGTTACAAGTGCTGCTTCTGGCGGTACTGGTACATACACATATGCTTGGACAGCAGTTCAGGATGATACCTACATTGCACTTACAAATGCAACTACAGCTACTGTTACTATTACAGCAAGTGATACCAAGACTGGTACTGCGACTGTTACATGTACAGCTACTGACAGCACAACTGGTGAGACCGTCACAGATGTTATCACCGTTACTGTTGCTGCTTCGTAAGGCAGCTTAACATGCTATCTGATTAAGTTCTGATAGGCAGAGCATGGGGGAGTAGTTCTCCTCCGCTATTCCCCCATAAACTCTGTATATATAGCTAAAAAATTGACCTATACTATTGTAGGTATTCCTACAAAATATTGGTTATGTAGGTGATAAAATGTCCTTAACTGGTCTTACTGTTAACGATTATTGTGACTATATAAAAACATCTTTAGGTGGTTCAGTAGTAAACATCGAAGTTGAAGAAGATATACCTAAAATTGTAAACTATGCATTCACAGAACTGAAAAACTACATAATGGACCCGCAGACAATAACGCTTCCTTGGAGCACAGTGATGGATTTATCACCGTATAAGATAGCTAATGTCATATCAATTGAAAGAGCAAAGAACTTGATAGGACCTGGGGGATTACAGGGTAATACGCAAGGACCTATAAAGTT